TAGTTAAGCCTTCTATCGACTTTTTTTGCATGGGGCTAAACGGCGCTACAGTCTCGCCTGTGCCACCACGCTTTTTGTCGTATTCAGAGTACGATTGGAAAGGACGGAAACCAGTGATGTTTCCGGAACCATCGAAATTGTAGATTTCTCTTTCGGTTGCCCCCAGCATCCGATCTACGTATGGAGCTGCATAGTCAGGAATGTTGGATGTCTGACTGTATTGATACGTAGTGCCGCCACCACCGCCACCCGGATAAAGACGGCGACCGTCTGCGCTATAGCCGTTGAATTTATTTTTGATCATCATAATTTAACCCCTACAATCCTATACTTCTCCGACAGCCCGTAACGTGTCCAAAGTCGTGCAATAGATTCTCTTGCTGCGCCTTCTATGTAAGTCGCCCCAAACATTTTTAACAGACTGCTAAACTGTAGATAAGTGTCTTGATTTGATATCAGCTTGCCGCCCATTGCAACAACAAACGCAACTCGATCATTAGGACGATTAAAAAACTGTACTGCTGTGGCACCTTTTATAAATCCATCATCCTCTACTGCCACTATCAACGTCCACTGCCCGCTAGTTAGATAAAGCTTTACGTGCTCTATCGTGTAGTCAGTTTGATACTCAAGCGCAGCTATGAGATAGTCCTCTACTTTGGGCCACACTTGATTTACGTAATTTGTCTCTACGTGTTGTATCTTCATGCGGGGAGATGTTTATCGGCACGGCTATTGACCGCTACTTTCTTCTTGCCAATAGATTTTCTACGTGTACTCTGAATTCGTTCCATCATCGCGTAGAGTTTTCTCGCGCCAGCTTCAGTAGAGCCGTTACCTAGTTCAGACACGATACGCGCTGGAATTACAAACTCACCATCAGCAAGACGAGCAGGCTGACGCTTGCCAATGACAGCAGGGATAGAATCAGAAACTCCATCGCCGGGCCCCCTCAATAAACGACCACCGTCAGAGTAGCTACCCAAGTCACCCATAATGCCCCCTCTTGCGGCTTCTATGGGGGTATTCATATAATCGTCTAAATCACCTAAGCTAGTCTTAGGAGCCTTAGCCACAGGTACTTTGTATCTTTTACCCGCGCTTTCAAGTTCTTTCTGCGCCGCAGAAAAGCCGCCACTTAACTGTTGGGTTCTACTGCGAGGCGAGATTCCGACATCAAACTTTCTTCCTAGCGCTTCAACTTCAGCCATGGTCTTTACGCGGTCTTTTTCCATACCCTCGTAGGTGTCCATCAAACCTCTCGTGGCACGTTGCTTACGAGTTTTTAACCCATACTCTCTTGCAGTGGCTTCAGATATGCCGCCTTCTCTGAATTTTTGTTCCCCACTGTAAGTACCTACAGCGGGTTCACTACTCGGCGAAATAACATTAGTTGCTTCTGGGCGTTGAATTACTGGGTTTGCGTAAAGAGGCGTTTGAAGTTGAGCCATCGGATAGCCTGTATTAGCCCCAACAGAGTTCATAGCCGCCATCTGTTCAACAGGACCGCCTACTGCGTATGCAATAGGAGTATAAGTTCCGGTAGTTGGCTCAGAAGGACGGAACTGCGACATGTTTACGGAACTCTTGTACTTCTCGGGTCTATCTGGTTCGTCTCTATTGAGGTACTGCCCAGCAAGCATTAACGTCGCACCCGTTTCTAACGGGTACTTTTTGACTAAATTCACTCCTGTTTGAATGCCTTTTTCCAAAGGATTAATTTGGCTCTCGGCTACTTTAGCGGCAATTTCTGCGTCAGAAATATTTGCAGGGACCCCGCCAGCAGGAGCGGGAGTAACCGAACTAAGAGCCTTATCGCTAAGAGCACTACTTTGACTCTGCTCTAAAGCTTTAGTCATAGAGTTTGAAGTAGCTGCATTAGCTTGAGTAGTTGTGGTAAATGGACGAGGCGCTGATGGGCCAGCTGCCGGAGGCGCTGTAACTGTCTGATTGACGTTAACCGGCGTCGGTCCACCACTAACAAGATTTGAATTTGCGTTTTGAAGCTGTGCAATTTGGGCGTTCATAGCTTCAGCATCTGCAACAGTCGTAGGGTTAGCTGGGCCCGGCAATATGTTTGGCGCCGCGCTTTGTACCCCTGCGTCGGTCATAATTTCACTACCGGGACCTTGTGCTGTCAGATTTGCAGCACCCACTGTTTGACTGCCCCCTGTTTGAGCAGCGGCTTGGCCTAGCCCTTGTTGTGCAGCAGCTTGAGCCGCTTGTTGTTGCGCAGCGCCTTGGATAATCCCTTGTTTACTTGCTTCAAGGGCAGCGGTCTGAGCAACGCTAGGCGCAGCAGCAGAAGCGATAGTAGGAGCAGCGGCAGCGGCAATAGTAGGAGCGGCAGCGGCGGTAGTAGTTGCAAGTGTAGGAGCAGCGGCGGCGGTAGTGGCAGCGGCGGTTGTCCCAGCGGCTCCAGCCGCTTGACTTAAGGCTAGAATAGTCGCGGGGTCAAAGTAGAGACGTACACCATCCCGGCTATATCCGTTAAATTTATTGCGGATAATCATAAGTAATTACTCCTGTCGCATCTTAGGCGGATTGTACCGCCAACCTCACCATATTTGACAAACCCAAGCCGCTCGCAAAACCGCAGCCCAACCGTGTTTTCTACTGCTACCGAGGTCTCTACGTGCCCATACTTATTCAGCGCGTTACGTAGAATGTTTCTTATGACAGGCCCCCGTATACTGGCTTTAGGCTTCTTGCCATACCCGATATGTAATTCATTACCTTTTGACAACACCCCACCAATGACTTCGCCGTTCTCAGTTAGGGGTATAACGTCCCACCCATTAACTGCTTCAATATAGTCAACAATACCGACAGTAAGCCTATGTTTAACAGACTCATACAACATAATCAAGGCTCTGTCATGGGGGGTCATGTTTACTCAACTTATACTTTTATCTTGACCACGTTTCCCGCCGAAGTGTCTCTGTATAGATCACCTACCCGCAGGTTGGCTAAATCAGCTTGAGTTGGCAGACTGACTATACGGGCACCCGTGGCTTTATCTATGGTACTAAAATTCATTGCCGAAATGATATCGGTAGCGCTCAAAAACTGAGTGGAGGCCGCGCTTGGCCCAGCGTTATCTAGCTGCTGAAAGTACTGCCGCAGAATGTTGTTCAAGGTGTCCATGTACTGCCGGTCATACTGCACCGGGGCGTAGGGTAGGAGAGGCGCTCTAGTTGTACCAGTAGACACAATTACCTCCTACCATCAGGTCTAACATCAAGTCTTGGCACACCTAACTGCCACTGCGTGCCCGCAGTATCTGACGATACTCTAAACGCCATTTGCCGCCCACGAATCCGTGTGTACACAATCTCGGTGAATTCTTGCACGTTGTACGTCGTTGTCGTTTTGTAAGTCTGGGATGCTGCCGACTGTACCGCTGGGCTATTGGACACACTGTAGGCAGAGCCGGGGTTTTGACGAGGGCGCACTGTAAAATTAACCGCTGGATTTATAGTCGTAGTACCAGAAGTATTAGACCCGTTAAATGTAATGTCTGGAATCACCCGCCATACAAACCCGTAATTGTGCCCATCACCAATATCAAAGTCAGATGATTGGATATAAGTATTAATTGGGCTCGGGGGGTTGGTTGAACCGTCATCTACCGCAGACTCATGGTAGACCAAAAGATTGTTATTACCTGTCGTGGCAACTGGAAACTGCCGAAGTGGTGAATCAAGCCATGCGGTTCTACTCATCGTGCCGTAGTACCATACGCGATCAAGATAATTAAAGATGACGTACCGATCTACGATGTTCGAATTAGCAGAGCAATAAAACCACCAGACCTCAGAGTAACCCTCATTAGTCCCTGCGTAGATTTGAGCAAACTGATCACGGTTGATGTCATCATAGATATAAGTACGCACCGAACATGGCAGCGTCTCTACCCGGCCCGAGTACACGTAGAACTTATCGACCCCCATCCAATAAACAACACCGGATGCCGTTGCCATAGCATTAGGCGAAGCAATTGAAATGTTGTCTGCTAAAAGAGTAAAGCCCCAAACAAATGGGGGCCCGAGGTATTGCATAGCGTAGATAGCCGCATCTGTCCAGACGTTGATTTCTTGGCGGGTTTGCAAGGCCGCAACAATCTCTGAGCCATGAGATAGCCTATAGTCCCCGGCTTGGTTAGTAGTTTGTGGTTGCCACTGGGTGTAACTTTCTTGGTCTGTCCAACGAATTAACATCGGATCAAGTGCTGTGGGCCCATAAGTGCCACTCGGATCATTGCAACCAAATGCAATCACAATCCGTGATGAATCCGACACCATAATTTCATTAACCAAAGACGGCGTATAAGTGCCAGACACTACCGTACCCGGAGCGTTAAATGCGGGTGTCGCCCCTGCTCCCGGTGCCCAATAGTAAATTGACCCACCACGTGGATTAAACAGTATATCTTCACCAAAGTTGGATTGGCTCCACAAACGTAACTGCAAACCAAAACCGGTAGAAGTGCCTGAGCCCCACGACCTGCTACTACCCGGCACAGTTGAAGAAGGGTAGTTAACTACTACCGTGCCACCTTCTGAACCACTAGTTGCATTAGGTGTGTATGTAAGAACCGGCCCCGGTGCTTGCCCTATTACAGTAGAAATGGTGTATGAATTTACCCCCGTTACAGTTACTTGAAACCCTATCTGCAAAACTGTATTGGGTATACCACTAACGTCCGCGTCTGAAATAGACTGAAAATAAACGTATTGCCCAGTTGTTAATCCATGACTATTGTGTGTGACCGTAATGGTGTTAATACCACTAGTTGTAGCAAACGGATTGGTTAGTGTTGTGGTTGCATACGGCACCCAAGGCCCCGTGCCCCAACCTGTACCAATCGTATAAATTGGATAGCCCGTATTAATTTGATATGCAGCGTCGGTAGCCCCCCCGCCATTATTCGAATCAGAAGCATTAGACTCAACAGTAAAATACAAAGACTGAAGACCAATACCTTGGCTAGTAAGCGTAATAGGTGTGCCGCCGCTAGTTAACGCTAATTGACAAGTCGAGCCCGAGGCGTTTACTACGTAATAGGCGGTTGTGTAATTCAACCCGCCCGGTGCACCTGCACCGATAATTAGTGTGACTGTAGCGCCGTTAGTTAGTGTTGTACCAACGGGAAACGAAAGCGTGGATGTTGTAGTGTTTACCGTGAAATTAACCCCGTTGACAGACGCACCTGCCGCTCGTGCAACGATAGTGTAAGACGTACCAGATAATACTGTTTGAATCTGGTACTCTTGGTTCAGAATAGTCGCTGTAATATTGCCGCCTAAGCTAACCGCTTGTGAAAACGTAACAAAATCCCCTGCTTGCAAACTAAATGCACTGCTATCCGTTACGGTGATAAACGCAGAAAAAGGCGCAGAAATATCGGCAGCAAAAGTTACTGAGTTTGTTGAGGTTGGTGTGCGTAATGGTGTGATGTCATAATAAACACCGCCTGACTCTACATAAAATTTTGCGTTAGTTCCTACACCCAGTAGGTTATAACCCTTGAGCGTTATCCAATTCCACAATGAGCGGCACAAGCCCAAGAACGTAGCATAGGATTCAACTGACCATCCTCCTATCTTTTCAGGGTAGCCAGAGCGAAAGCGTACCTTGTCGCAGTCATACCAACCGCCTTCATTGGCAAGCGTCGTGCCTTCTCGGTTTACACCGGGACGAAATTGAAGTTTCTGTAAAGGCATGGTGATTCCTTACAGTTTCATTATGTATGCAAGAGCAAAATACGGAACTAGGTTAGCGTTAGTTCCAGATGAACCTGCTGAGGCAATAGATATTCCTGTAGCAGCAGATCCAACCCTTGAGCCTGCTACATAATTAGCATCATTAGGAGACGAATAGATACTTGTATAGTCAAATCCGGAATCCATAAATACGTTACGTGGGAAGTTATTACCGCCGTTTGTACCGTCTGCGCTATGATAGTGACCGGGATCGGAAATAGTATGCGTATGACTTACGGTGATAGCGTCTTTAGAACCGCCGGTCTGTGTCAATGAACCTGTTACATTTGTTCTAGCTGCGCCGCCACTATCTTGTGAAGCGCCAATAATAAAACGATCTCGCAGGTCAGGAGTGCCGCTTGAACCGTTACACAACGCCCAGCCTGATGGAATAGTAAGAATCGTGCCAGACCACATAACTATTACGCCGGCAGGAATACCACTAGCCACCGCACTGTCTACATACTGTTTAGTGGCTGCTTGTAAGTTAAGTGTGGGGTTAGCATTGAGTGTGACTGTGCTACCAAATGTTGCCGCGCCGGTAAACGTAGATGCGCCGTTAACCGTCAGTGTTGCGCCGATCTCAAAGCTATCCGATACGTAGTTGATCTGGTCTACGATGTTAGTGCCATCGCTACGCACTAGCGCACTCTTGCCTGCATGGACATCCACACCCGAACCGGCAGCGGTAGTGTTACCAATAACCGTTGAGCAATAGACAGAAGCGGAATACGCCGTGTTGTTCCTGATGACATACAGCTTAGTTACCGGCGGCACGAACAAGTTAAATGGTGCACTACCTCCATTGAGTTGAAGTGCCGCGCATCGTGCTTGGTCTGCTGCGCCGTTTTGTGCAGTTAACGCTTGGTTAGTGCCTGAGATTGTAACTACGGCTAGACCAGAAATTGCGTCTTCAATTAACGTACCAAGATTGTTATTAGTCGTGGACCCCCACGTACCAGACTGTTCGCCGTTAGCAATAAGTTCTATTCGTAGGTCTGGACTGTATGTACTAGGCATGATTAATCCTTACTTTTGCCTTGCGGCGTTGTATTGTTTGACGCATTGGTCGAGGGCTGCGCGGAGTTCGTCGGCTTCTCTAGCGACCCGGACAAGAAATTCCCCATCCTCTCGGTAAAGCTCTTTCCCGCTACAGGCGGCTGGTCGAGTGCTGGCAGCACCGGACACGGAATTGTTGGAGGCGGGGCGCTCCTGCCTATCGCGCAAGCTGTTAGAGAGAGCGATAGTACGAGCATTAATATCCCTGATCTCAGCATCTTTTTCCCTCCGCAGCCTATCTGCCGCTTGTTGCATTTCTTGCTCACGCTTGCGAGCTTCTTCTTGCCCTTTGGCGTAGGCAGCGTACTGTTCCGCCTTCTCTTTATCCCACGCCTGTTGAACTTCTGCGCGACCCGCAGAGTTGCCTTTATAATACCCGCCCCCAGCCGCTGCGCCAATAGCTAACACAAAGCCAAGTATTACCCACGGGTTCATCATTTTGGCTCCGAAAAGTAGAGTGCTATCTCATCGTTCCGGCGTTTTACCAACCCCGGCAGAACCTTGCCGCCGCCCTTGGTGAACTTCAGGAACTCCTGCCTTGCCCCCTCAAAGTCCCCACGGTTGTGTTTCTGCCGCAGAGTAGACCGCTGAAGAGTGCCTAGCCCAACATTGAATGCAAAGCTGACCAACGCCCCCAAGCGATTTTCGTTAAGATGGTCAGGGCAGTAGCGAAGAACACCAGTGATAAAACGCTGTAAGTCTTTCGCAAGGATCGAATCAACTTCTTCTTTGCTAAATACACGGAAGTCCTCTATTTTGAGTGCGAACTTATCGCGTTGATCGACAGGCATCTTGCCCTGTTCGGGGTACAGCACATGCCCCACACCTATCGTCCACAACTTCGCTGGACACTTGTAAGGCTTATACCGCACCCCTTCGTGATGCTTAATCATTGCAATTGTGGCAAGTGGTAGTTTCATGGCAGATTACTTATCAAATAAGCACATAGCAATACAGTTGCGGCAACCCGCGCATAGACAAGGTAAATCACTTGCCAGCCTTCGAGTTACCACGAGAGCCGAACCACATAGCGATGATGGTGCCCAAAAGCGCCATCTCGTCAGCATCAAAGACGATCTGCATGATCTGAATCAACTCACCAATCGATGTCACTTTGTCGCCGTGCAGGAAAATCCACAGCATCGTCAGCAAGTTAATTAGCACAAGCTCAAGCACGAAGATGAAGGTGACGAACGGGCGGGTAGCCGCAGTCATGTCCTTGACCCACTGGGAGGACGACTCCAGCAGCTTTTCTTGGTTGTTGTAGATAGCGGCGGTCTGCGCCATGTACTGCTGGTGGTCTTGCTCGTCGTTCTCGCGCACTTCTTCGGTCTT